GCGCTGACCACTAGCAAGGCGATTGACACGGGCGACGTGTTTAGGCTCCCATCTGGTGATCTTGACGTTACACTTGATTAATGGCTGAGTATCGTTCTGGCTACGGCAGGGCTACATACGGCTCGTATAACTACGGGCTTGATGGCGCTGTTATTGGCGGCGCTAGCACGATTATTATCACAACAACGACGGCAGCAGCATCGGTCCGCGTTAGGCTAGACGCATCTATTGTTGTAGGCGTATCTACGACCTCATCTGAGGCCGTTAGAGTGCGTGAAGCGTCTGCGTCTAGCACAGCGTCCACCACAGCTACATCTGCAGCCCAGCGCGTGCGTGAGAGCAATGCAGCATCAACCTGCGCTTCATCTACGTCTGCTGCATGCAATCGTGTCCGCACTGCTGATGGCACGATTGCCGCTGCGTCAACTGCCAGCTCTGACATGGTTCGCGTTAGGCCAACTTCGGCTGCGATTTCTGCTGCGTGCAGTACGTCGGCCCATGCTGAGGCAATATACATTAGCAGCGCTGACATTGTTTGCGTTATAACATCTGTAGCAACGTGCAACCGGGTTCAGTCGAGTAGTGCTTTAATTAGCACTCTTCTGAGTACGACTTGCAATGCTGTTAAAAAGTGGGAGCCAATCCCAGATACACCTGAAGTTTGGACTGGTGTTGATCCGTCAAGCAAAGTGTGGCAAGATGCAAGCAGCACGCCAGAAAGCTGGTCGGCTGTTCCCCCTACATCAACGGACTGGACACCCGCCTCGGCTTCGAGCGAAACTTGGGCTGACGCCGCATAGGAGAATAACATGGCTGACACAACCACAACTGCATATGGCTTAACGAAGCCAGAGGTCGGCGCATCCGAGGATACTTGGGGCGAAAAGATCAACACTGATCTTGATACGTTAGATTCGGTTGTAAATGCAATTGGCGGTAAGACTGCTGCCGCTACGTTGTCTTATGCAGATAGCGCGAAGCTGGCGACGACTGCTGGCGGGGTAACAGTTACCGGCCTGACAACAACGACTGATTTAACAGCCACAGGCACAACAACTTTAGCTGGTGCAAGCACAACAGCCAACATTACCTTCGGTGACAACGACAAAGCCATCTTCGGCGCTGGGTCTGACCTACAGATTTATCATGATGGGTCGCATAGTAGGCTTTTGCATCCAGCAGCATCAGGTGGCGACTTATATATTCAGGCAGACGATTTATACCTGACAAACGCTGCGGGCAACAGTTATCTTAAAGCCTTATCTGGGGCCGCAGTAACGCTTGCTTATAACAACTCGGATAAACTCGCCACCACCGCCACAGGTATTGACGTAACTGGCACAGCCGTCACGGACGGTTTAACTGTAGCTGGCAACGTGTCAGTCGATGGCGGGACGATCAAGCTGGACGGTAACTATCCTGTTGGTACGGGTAACACTGCTTTAGGTGACGGTGCGCTTGATGATGGATCTTTAAGTGGAAACAACAATGTAGCCATCGGAGGATCGGCACTTACTGCAAACACATCTGGAGTAGGAAATGTTGCGGTAGGTCAAAGTGCGGCAGGAGTAAATACGACAGGATCGTCTAATTCTGTTTTAGGTAATGCGGCTTTACTTTTCAACCAAAGTGGTTCAAACAACGTAGCGGTTGGGGAAACGGCTCTTTACTCCAACACCACCGCCAGCAACAACACTGCTGTTGGGTATCGTGCCTTGGAAGATAATACGACAGGCACACCAAACACTGCGGTAGGATATGTCGCACTTCCCAACAATACGACTGGTAACTCTAACACAGCTTTGGGTTACATTACGCTAGGCGACAACACCACTGGTTCCAGCAATACGGCTGTTGGTCATCAAGCACTATCCGCCAACACCACCTCCAACAACAACGTAGCGGTTGGGTATCAGACTTTATATAGTATGTCGTCTACGGGTGACGCTAATAAGTCAACGGCTGTAGGCTATCAAGCAGGGTATAACTCAACGCACAACGTAGACGCTTTTGGCTCTCAAGCATTATATAGCAACACTACAGGTGTTTTATCAGTAGCCATTGGCCGTGAGGCACTCTACTCCAACACCGGCGGCAGCAACAACACAGCGGTTGGGTATGTGGCTGGGTATAGTAATACTACGGGTACGACAAATGTATTTATAGGTCGCTACTCTGGATACTTAAACACGACAGCTTCCAACAACACGATGGTCGGTTCTAGTGCGGGTCAAAACAACACAACAGGTGCAGAAAATGTTGCGGTTGGTACTGATGCGTTAATTAGCAACACTACTGGCTCATACAGTGCGGTATTGGGCCGTCGTGCTGGCTATAGTATGACCACAGGTGGTCGTAATACCCTTATGGGATACAACGCTGGTCAGGCTTTGACTACTGGCACTCAAAACACGTTTGTTGGTGCGAACGATGGCGCAGGGTATGGTGTTGGGCATTTTGTTACCACAGGCTCTAAAAACACCATTATTGGCGCATATGACGGCAACCAAGGCGGCTTGGACATCCGCACCTCAAGCAACAACATCGTGCTGTCGGATGGGGATGGAGAGCCGCTAACTTGGATTCAAGGAAATGGGTCTACAAATCATTACGGCGACCCCTCTGGCCTTGGTGACTATATTGCCACTTGGAATATGAGGGGTACAAACACAGACGGGTTGCAAGCATTTTACAATGGGGTAACGCCAAACAATACTGCAAGGTATTTCTTCAGAGGAAAAGATAGCACAGCGACAAGAGTTATAATTTATTCAAACGGCAATGTTGTAAACGCAAACAACAGCTACGGTGCTATCTCTGACGTTAAACTGAAGGAAAACATTGTTGATGCTACGTCTCAGTGGGATGACATCAAGGCTCTAACTGTTCGTAAGTACAGCATGAAGTCTGATAACCTTGACGCACCCAACATGCTTGGGGTCGTTGCCCAAGAGGTTGAAGCGGCGGGCATGAGTGGTCTTGTGTTTGAAAGTCCAGACCATAATCCAGAAACTAATGAGGATTTGGGAACAGTCACCAAACAAGTCAACTACTCCATCCTTTACATGAAAGCAGTCAAGGCACTGCAAGAGGCAATGGATCGCATCGAAACCCTAGAGGCAAAAGTAACTGCCCTAGAAAACGCTTAATCGTAACCAGTCAGAAAAGGAGAAAGACATGACTGATACACCAACCACAGAAGAAATCGCACAACACTACACAGCAATGGGTCACTCTGTTGACTTGCTAAACGCTGGGCAACCAGAGGGCATGGAAGACGCCGATTGGGCTGACACTGTGTCACGCAACGTAGAGCATCTGCAAATCATGGTGGCTAAAGACTTCTGGACTACAGAAGATATGGCCGCTGCCAATGCTGCAATCGCAGCGAACTCTTAAACTCAACCTGAAAGGAGACCGTTATGAGTAAAAACGAAAAGAACCTCATCACTGTCAACGACATCGAATACAACATTGAAGACTTCACTGACGCACAGAAGACTATGCTTAACCATGTGCAAGACCTAGATCGAAAGCTGGGCAATGCTCAGTTTAACTTGGATCAGCTTTCAGTGGGTCGTGAGGCGTTTGTTAAGATGCTGGCTGACTCTTTGGAAGCACCAGCGGAAGACGAAGCTGAATAGCTCGCACGATATAACGCAACTGGCCAGCTATATGCTGGCCTTTTGCATATTTGGTACAATGTGCTATATTGGCCGCAATGCGTTTTCCGAGAGGCGACAATGGCTTTAATTGATCTAAATATTCCAGCTGGCGTCTATCGCAACGGCACTGACTTGCAGAGCATGGGCCGTTGGCGTGATGCAAGCCTTATTCGCTGGCATGACGGCGTTATGCGTCCGGTGGGCGGGTGGCGCACGCGCAACAACAACGCTGCAAACGCAAGCATACGCGGCATGGCTACTTGGATCACAAATAGCAGCGACCGCTGGATTGCCGCTGGCACATACAACAAACTTTATGCTTGGGCCGAGACTGGCACTCAGTATGACATTACCCCGGTTGGCTTAACTGCTGGTCGTGAGGACGCAGTATCCTTCACAGGCTACGGCGGCGCGGAGTTTGGCGCATACGCATACGGCATTGCCCGGCCTGACACAATTCGCATCCAGCCAGCGACCAGCTGGGATTTGGAAACGTGGGGCGAATACTTGCTGGCGTGCAACGAGGACGACGGTAAGATTTACGAATGGCAGCTCGGCACAGGTACGCCCGCTGCGGTTTTGTCTAACGCGCCAACAAGCAATCTTGGTTGCGTTGTAACTGAGGAGCGTTTTTTGTTTGCGCTTGGCGCGGGCGGCAATCCTCGCAAGGTGCAGTGGTCTGACCGTGAGGATAACAATTCATGGACGCCAGCCGCTACAAACGAGGCGGGTGATCTTGAGCTAAACACGTCTGGCGCATTGATGAAGGGCGTGACTGTTGCCGGTCAAACCTTGCTTTTGACAACGCGCGATGCCCACGTTGCCAACTACATTGGCCCGCCATACGTTTACGGCATTGAGCGCGTTGGCACGTCTTGCGGGCTTGCAGCAAAGCAGGCTGCCGTTGTTGTGGATGCGGGTGCATTCTGGATGGGCGTTAATTCGTTTTACGTTTACACGGGCGGTCAGGTTCAGGAGTTACCCTGCGACGTGTCCGATTATGTTTTCAACGACATCAACC